TTGATAGGAAAATGATTGAGAAGGGTGTAAACGTAGCCTTTCCAAGTGTAAGCAATCACGGCCTAGATTAATCTAAAATAATTTGATATTAATGCTTGATCTTATCGTATAGTTTGATATTATGGTCACACATTAAACGAAACGAGAGAAAAGCAAAATGAAAGATAAAATTATTGAGTTGGGCGGCAAAGAATGGAAAAAGAACGACATGTATCGCGTTTACATTACATCAGAAATACTTAATAAGCTTGAAGATGAAAGAGGCGAGGCAAATACAACTTACGGAGAGAGAAACAATAAAATCTTCTTTGACGTAAATAGAAACGCTGTGATGAGAAGTTACAAAGGAAAAAAACCTTCTGTTGAGATTCAATATTAAATTAAAAAATAGGTATTAAGATGAATAATCCAAAACTTAGAGAAATAAAAAAAGATGTAATCAGCAAAGGTGGAGAATATCAAAAAGAAAGCTTTAAATTAAATGGGAATGACGCTTACCGCGTAAACGGTAAACTTTTTACAAAGTCGCAACTTGTTGAAGCGCATAAAATGGGTGCTTTGTGAAAGCCTCAGAACAAGCAAAAGCAGCAGGTCTTAAAAGCCTTGCTCAAGTATCAGAATTAACAGGCGTTAGCTTTCAGACTTTGAACAACTGGGCAAAGCATAAGCCGCAGCTATTCGCTGTTGTTCTTTTAGGCTGTGCAGAGCTTAGGCTTAACAGAGGTGAATGATATGTGGTTAATACAGATACGCAAAGATCAGTATATAAATGCGCTTAATATAGATGCTGTAAGTAGTGCGAGTCTTGCAAGCGGTGGCACTAAGATTACTGTCGCGGTGTCTCAGGAATGGTTTGATGTTCATCCTGATTATAGAGATTCATTCTTAAATCATTTGCAGGCTTATAACAGTAACTCAGGCGCAAATATAGTTGAAGGCTTAACAGATAGGTGAATGATATGAATAAACTTGCACAAAAGGAGGGTTAAGAGTGATGAAAGTAGATTACAAAGACGTACAAGAAGATTTTCAGCGCTACCAAGCTAAGATTGATGAACTTGAGGCTAGATTAGCAATTAGCGATCATGGTTTTTTGGTTTTAAAAATACACGTTTATCCTTATGACGTACCTGATGTGGGAAGGCAAGTTATTACGTGCGATGAAAAAAACTTACAGGATGGTTGCGCTATTGAAGAGTATTTGGGCGAATCAGACGAATTTAGTAAAAGCTATGGTGTCACTCACTGGGCATATGTTGATGTAAAAAATTTTCAGGGTTTAAATAACTAGATATGATGCGAAAAACTTGCACAAAAGGAGGGTTAAGCATGAAAAAGATATTTAAAGGCCACAACATACACGACAAGGGTGAGTGATGAATAAATTAATAATAATACTAATAGCAGTTTTTTATTTGGCATCATGCGGCGGTGATTCTGGCTCAGGTGGTGATCAGTCGTCAGGTAGTGGGAATGAAATAAAAAGCATTTACTCGAGCAATGATTGTCTTTTTAATGCTGTTGATGATGATATTACTTATGATGCTTTTGTTCAGTTTGGCAGGCTTTACAAAATAGAATTTGAGATAGATTTTGATAATGACACAGCATCATTAAATCTTGAGGAAGTTTTAGACGCTATAGGGCCTTTTAAAAACTCAATAGCATTTAATTTGGATGGCATAGATTTTATTGATGGTTCTGGCAATGAATCCCCGAGGCTTTCACACCAGGAGATAGAATTTAGTAATCAGTGTGAAGAATTACTCACAAGAGGCAGAACACAATCAAGAACTTTCTCTAATGTTGCTAAGGCTGAATCTATACCTGTTGAAGTTTCATCAGGTGTATTTGTTGGCCCTAATGCCTCATATTATCCCTTAGAAAGAAAAACAGATTTATTCAAAAAAGCAGTATTTAACATTGATGGGGTTTTATACTCTCATAAAGACTACATTACTGCAGGGATTTTAATTGATGACTCAGCAAAGCTTGTTATTGCCAGTTCTCTAGGTGTAACAGTGCTAAATTTGCAATAAACACCACAAGTAGTATGATTTAGTTAATTGGGCGCTTGTGGCGCTCACACATTTAAGCTAGTGGCTAAAGTGAATGATTGATAAAGGCAAGATCGGCAATACGCTGCATTACCCTAAAAACGCGACAACAAAAAATAAATATGATGCTTTTTGTCGTGAATATCACATAAACGGCTCAAATGCTACTCAAGCCGCTATTCATGCCGGTTACAGCAAAAAAACCGCAGGCGCTAAAGCTACTTTTTTGTTAAAAATAGTTTACATTCAAGATGAGCTTCAAAGACTCAAAGATGAAGCCGTTCAAGAGTACACTGTTACCCTTGAAAAGCGCCTTAAATGGCTAGAAAAGGCCGTTGTTTTTGGATTTAGAGACTGCGCAGATGCTCAAGGCAATATAAGAGCTGAAAACCTAGGTGCAAGCATATCAGGCGTTAAAGAGTTAAACGTCATGCTTGGCACTACTGGAGAGGAGGAGGAAGCCAAAAGCCTTGCCATTAACTTTAATGTTAATGATGCAGTAGGTGAGGTTAAGGTGACAAATGCTAGCACTTAGCGCGCCCCAAAATATCTACTTGAATGGCCTTAATAATAAGTTCAATGCTTACGTTGGCGGCTTTGGTTCAGGCAAGACATTCGTCGGATGCCTGGACTTATTAATATTCTTTGCAAGAAACCCAGGGACTAAACAGGGTTATTTCGGCCCAACATATCCAAGCATAAGAGATATATTCTTTCCTACCTTTGAAGAAGCTGCACACCTTATGGGTTTCAGTGTTCAGATTAAGGAGTCGAATAAAGAGGTTCATCTTTATAGGGGGCGCGCTTATTACGGAACTGTTATCTGCAGGTCAATGGAAAAACCCAACACAATTGTAGGTTTTAAGATCAGCAGGGCCTTAGTTGATGAGATTGATATACTGCCAAAGGCTAAAGCGGAAAACGCATGGCGAAAGATTATAGCTAGGCTAAGACTTAAAATTGACGGCGTAGTTAATGGCGTTGGTGTGACCACAACGCCAGAGGGCTTTTTGTTTGTTTATGATAGATTCTGCAAAGAGCCAACAGAGTCATATAGTATGGTGCAAGCTTCAACCTATGAGAATGAAAGGTTTTTACCTGATGATTATATAAGCTCATTGCGAGAATCATACCCAGAGAACCTGATTGATGCGTATATCAATGGAGATTTTGTTAACCTAACCAGTGGCAGCGTTTACCTGCAGTACCACCGCGAATTAAACCGCAGCAATGAGACAGCAACAGAATTCGAGCCTGTTTATATTGGTATGGATTTCAACGTAGCAAACATGAGCGCAGTTGTTCACATTAAGCGCGATGACAAGCCCATAGCAGTCGATGAGATTACCGGCGCTTATGATACGCCGGACATGATACGGATTATCAAAGAGAGATACGACACAGGCAATAGATCAATTTGCATCTATCCTGATGCTAGTGGCAGAGCTAGAAAAACAGTGAACGCAAGCGAAACAGATATTAGCTTATTATGCGATGCTGGCTTTAGCGTATATAATGACAATGTAAACCCTGCAGTGAAAGACAGAATTAACGCCATGAATGCGGCTTTATGCAATGGTAAAGGCGAAAGGCTCTATAAGGTTAATCCAGATAGATGCCCTAAATACGTTGAATGCTTAGAGCAGCAAGTTTACACAGAGCGCGGCGAACCAGATAAAACGCAGGGCAAAGATCACCTGAATGATGCAGGCGGTTATTTTATAGCGCACGATTATCCGCTAATTAAACCTGTCTCAAATGTAGATATAAAATGGGCTATGTAAATGAATGTTGATTATATAAACGATGAATATGATTATCACCTATCAATCTGGCGAACTATTCGCGATTGCATAGCCGGTGAGAAAGCTATAAAAGAAGCTGACCAGCGTTGGGCGCAAACCGTATCTTCTGCGCATTTAAGCGGTGGTGTAACGCATTGTCATCCTGTTTATTTACCAATGCCCAACCCTAGCGACCAAAGCCCAGAAAATATCCTCCGCTATCAACAGTACAAGATGCGCGCATCATTTTACGGCGCAACAGGGCGGACGCTTAATGGTATGTCAGGCATGGTTTTCAAGACTGAGCCAACTTTTGAAATGCCTGCAGAGATGGAATACTTAGCTGATGACGTTGATGGCTCAGGCGTTGGCATTATCGGCCAAGCGCATGAGGTATTGCGCGATGTGATGAGCGTTGGCAGAGCAGGTTTATACGTTGATTATCCCAGTGTAA